AAAGAATTTAGAGGTAGCAAGTATTGGCATAAGTATACTGATGAGCAGATCGAAAGTTTGAGGCAGTTGTTATTATACTGGGGTAAGAGATATAGTATACCTGTGGATTATGACAAAAGAGTAAGGGATGTATGGGACAAGGCACTAAGAAACAAACGCGGTGTATACTCACATGTAAGTGTACGCTATGATAAAAGCGATATATATCCAGATCCACGATTAATTGAGATGTGGAAAGGATTAACTAAATAACTATGGCAAGGCTAGATAAATCTAAAATGAAATGCAACGCTCCTCGCAAGTCACCAAAAGCTGGTAAGAAGAGAGTTGTTAAAGCTTGCTCAGGAGGCAAAGAGAAGATCATACACTACGGAGCTAGTGGGTATGGTCATAACTACTCTGCTGCAGCACGTAAGAGTTTTAGAGCTAGGCATGGATGTAGTAAAGCAAAAGATAAATTAACCGCTAGATACTGGGCTTGTAAAGATTTATGGGCTGGTAAAGGTGGTAGCACTAAGTCATCTCCAAAAGGAGTAAGAGGAAAATACTAATATGAAATCAAGAGGATTAGGCGACGATATACATAAGTTTACTAAAGCAACTGGAATTAAGAAGGTTGTAGATAAAGTTTCTGAAGGTCTTAATATACCATGCGGTTGTGAAGGTAGACGCAAAGCTATGAACGCATTATTTCCATATTCATACGGTAGTAAAAAGAAATAAAACATGAAAACTTTTTTAGACGAAATAGGAATAAATATAATGCAATCAATAGCTGGATTATTCGGCTCATTGTTGCTATTAGGTAAAGGTAGTGCTACAAATGTTAAGCAAACATTTTTCGCTATAATAACTGGTGTAGCTTCTGCAAACTACTTAACGCCAGTAGTTAGCTCTACACTTGGAATAACAGAATCAAACTATCAAAACGGTATTGCTTTTATACTAGGCTTTTTAGGATTAAAAGGTGTTGAAGCTATATCTAATAAATTCTACAAAGGAACAACAAAATAAAATGGAACTACTTCATATTATAAACGAGTTATCTAATATAGTTATATTTATTAACTCAACGTTATTTTACATATTTATCTTTGGAAGAGACGTAAAGGTAATATCGAGATTAAACATATATGAGCGTTGGATGCTTAGAGTTGGACTTGCAGCTCCGTCATTAGGCTCTTTATATAATGTACTAGTAGCACAGTATCCACCTTTCGCAGAGATATTAGTCAACATTGGCTATGCTTCTCTATGGACTTGGGCTAGTATGTTCCATTATAAAACATTTATAAAACCAAAACAATAATATTATGAAAAAATTAATTGCACTTTTAACAGTGTGCTCATTAGCGTTGTCAGCTATGGCACAAGGCTTAGCTATTCCTGGAGGAGTATTTGCTAGCAACCCAGCACGTTTCGATGGACGTAAAGTAACCCTCAAAAATGTTGAGATTATAAAAATCCAAGAAGACGGAAGGCCTACTATAGGAGGACCTGGCATTGCTGCTTATGGATTACCTGGTGCAGGTGGTATACCTTCTGCTGTTTCATCTGTAGCTCCTTGTAATCCTCCAAGAGGTTTTGAAGCAGTTGAAATAAATTTCTTAGAAGAGACAGCTTTTAAAGCATGTTTCTTCATGGCTGAAAACATGAGAGAACAAATGTACCTAGAAGTAGGTGATCAACCTTGTGCAGCACAGATTACCATTAGAGGTAATGTACGAGCTGGATACCATATTTCTTTTTACCGTATAGGTTATTAATATGGGTAAGATTAGCCCGGCATGCAAAGCCGCCGCAAAAAAGAAATTTAAAGTATGGCCTAGTGCATATGCTTCCGGTTGGGGAGTAAGATGCACTAAGGCTGGTGGCCCTGGTAAAATGGGCAAAAAGAAAAGTAAATGACAAACTCAACAGACGAAGTTTTTAAAGCTAAAAGAAAACCAAAGAATCCAATTAAATTCAAGATACAGTTAAACGATGAGCAAAAACTAGCTAAGTCTGTTATACTAGATAGCGCAGTAAGCGTAATAACTGGCGCAGCTGGTTCTGGTAAAACATTACTAGCTACTGCCACTGGTTTAGATTTGTTGTTTAGAAAAGAGATCGATAAGCTTATTATAACTAGACCAGCAGTGTTAGCTGGTGAAGACTTAGGGTTTTTACCTGGTGATATTTCAGACAAAATGGATCCATGGTTACAGCCTATTTATCAGAACTTTTATAATCTATACGACAAAGCAAAGATAGATAAAGAGCTAGCAGAAGGCAATATACAAATACTTCCTCTTGGTTATGTTCGTGGTTTAACTTTTACTAATACGTTTATCATAGCAGACGAAGTACAAAACCTAACTCATAGCCAAACAGAGGCTCTGCTAGGTAGACTTGGTCATGGATCAAAGATGGTATTGTGTGGAGATATCGCACAAATAGATTTAAAAAATAAAAAGACTAGCGGTCTGTCGTTTCTTCGTAGAGTAGAAGAGCAGGTTGATGGATTTAACTTTGTTAATCTACAGCAGAATCACAGACATAGCATTGTACAAGATATACTAGACGTATATAAAATATTCGCAGATTAATATGGCAAAGAAAAGACCTACATGGAAAGACTCAGATGCACCTGATGCTGAAGGCAGGATGAAAAACTTATCTTGCTCTGCACTTGCGAACTGGATGATCAAGTCTAGAAAGGGTGACGTACGTAAAATCGTAGGTAGCCTTAATCAACAAATAGTATTTAATCGCAAGCGTAATCCTACGTATGCTAATAAAATGAAGTGTGCTAGGAATAAAGCGGTTGCTAAGTTAAAGAAAAAGTAATGGCATTTAAAATGAAAAAAGTAAACCAAGTATTAGGTTTACATGAAAGCTCTAACCATCTCAATAGAGTAATTAAAGAGGTGAGCATGCCAGATCCAAGAATTTATGGATACATAGATGAGAATAAAACTATATTCATAAATAAAGACTTGAGCCGTAAAAACAAGTCATTAACTATAAGACATGAGAACGGACACAAAAGACAAATGGAAGAAGGAAGGTTGAAGTTTGACTCATTAAAGTATGAGTGGAAAGGTAAGCCACACGGTAAAACTTTTGTTTATCCTACTAAGTCTATAGATACTAGAAGTAGAATCCTACCATGGGAGAAAGAAGTTGAAGAAAAATATTCAGTTAAACGCAATATAAAAAGAAAACTATGAAAGGTGTACCACATTTTAAAAAAGACGGAACAATATACAAAGGTCAAACCCATAAAGATGGCAGTGGCAAATTGATGTCTGGTAAAACACATACTAAAACTAGTGTTTACTTATACCATATTAATGAACTACCTAAAAGATCTTTAATGAAAGCATATAAACAAGCCAAACTATTAAAGTAATGCCTAAGAGTAAGATTAAAGGCGCAGGCACGACTAAAAAGGTTTGCTTGCCGTATGATAAATACAAAAGCATGTCTAAAGCAGAAAGGCAAAAGCTAATTAGGGCTAAGCAATCTGCATCTGCGCAAGGCAAATATAAACGCTCAAGTAAAACCAATGTCAAAGGTGCACGTAAAAAAGGTGCTACACTTAGAGACTGGTTTCAAAAAGAACGATGGGTTAACATCGCAAATGGTAAGCCTTGTGGAAAGGCATAAAAAAAGGGGCGTTAGCCCCTTTCTTATTATCCGTCACAGCTCATACAGCTTTCATCTAAAGCTTTACTAGCTATATCACCTCGCAGTACAGACTCGGTCCGCATATAATACAAGGTTTTTATTCCTTTCTTCCAAGCTTCCATGTGAACTTTATTAATCCATTTAGGTGATGCTTCATTTGGAAAAGCTAGATTTAAGCTTACGCTTTGATCTATATACTGCTGTCGTATTCCAGCTTGATTAACTAACTCTAGTTGATTTATTTCTTTAAATGTTTTGAATATATCTTTTTCTTCGTCTGTTAAAAAATCTAGATCTTGAACTGATCCTCCGTCGTTAAGTATTTTATCCCAAGTTTCTTTAGTATTAAAACCTTTTTCATCTAGTAGTTTTTCTAGCGTAGGGTTCTTCCTTATAAAAGTACCTTTAGCAGACTGCTCAGTAAATACATTAGCAGCCCAAGGCTCAATACCGGGGCTGACATTACCAGACAGCTTACTATTACTAACAGTAGGAGCGATAGCACGAAGATGAGTGTTACGCATGCCCGTACCAACACACCAAAGAGGCTCACCAAAATATTCAGCCAGATCCATACTTGCTCTTTCTGATTCAATCTTAATCTGTGAGAATATTTTTCTTGTTTCATACTGAGAAAATAATCCTTCAAAAGGTATTCTTTTCTCTTGAAGATATGTGTGCCATCCAAGTACGCCCAGTCCAATTGCTCTACCTTTTTCAGCAGAACGTACGGCATTTTCAAAACCGATTTTACCTTTAGCTTTTTGTATAAACTCTTCAAGTACTCCATCAAGGAACCATATAGCGTCATAAATAATATTTGTATCCTTCCATTCATCATACTTAGCTAAGTTCAAAGAAGACAAACAACAAACAAAACTATGAGACTCATCTGTGTGCAGTGTAATCTCAGAGCATATATTTGTCATATGTACTTTTAAGCCGTTGTCTTTGTAAGCTTTTGGATTTGCTTTATTTGTATTTCCTTTAAAGAGGATGTAAGGCTCTCCAGTTGCTTTTCGTTTTCTAATAAGTTGAGACCATTTAGATCTTGCCTCCGCATCTCCTTGTTCAAGCTTTCGCATAAACTTATCACCAACAACTGCGCATTGATGCAAGTTAAGGCTTTGTCTGTTGATATCTCCTTTAGGCTCTCGTATTTCAAGCCACTCCTCAAAATCGTCGTGGTCAATGTTGATATTGACTGACGCAGCTCCACGTCGAACTGCTCCTTGATTTGTTGCAAGGATCGTTGAATCGTAGATCTTGCAGAAGGGTACAACTCCATCTGATGTTCCATTTTGTTTTATTTTACTGCCGGCGGGTCTAATCATGTTAACTCCAATGCCTACTCCGCCGCCGTGCTTTGCGAGTAACATCATCTCTAAATTTTTATTTCCTATTTCGTATATGCTATCTCCAACATCAATACCAAAACAGCTGATCGGTAGACCACGTTCTGTACCTGTATTAGACAACACAGGGGATGCCAAACACAACCAACCCTTCCATACATATTCGTAAAAAGTTTCGGTCAGTTCTGGACGTCCTAGGCGCATTGCTACAGTCTTACAGACACGCATGTATGCTTCAGCTGGAGACTCACCAGGTAGTAGGTAGCTACCACCAATTGTTTTTTTGTATACTTCGTTGTCACCCCACTCTGGGTAATCAACTCCTTTTATCCATTCGTTATTCCACATCTTTATTTATTTTACCATATGTCTTCAAAGTCTTCGTTCTCGCCAGCCTTCGAATAATCCGTCGGACGCATCGCAAAGAAATCAGTATGGGTATGCCCGCCGGTAAGATGGTAAAACCAATCAAGATTATTCGCTGCAGCTTCGTCAAATTCGAAATGTTTTTCGTAACCGAGTTCAATAAGTTTTTCATTTGCTCTTTTATTTACAAACTGTTTTAAATCGTATGACCTTAAATTTTCAATGTCACCCATCTCAAACATCTTGTCAATATATTTTTCTTCTAATCTAACCATTGTACGTGCTGCTTCTATTACTTGAGCTTCGCACTCATACTTGAGCTCAGGTATCTCAGCGCACATATCTCTGAATAACTTACAACCCATACGGCTGTGTAAGCTCTCATCTCTTACAGACCATTTCATCTGCTGTCCAATGCCCTTGAGCATATTCCTAAGCTGGAAACTATAAAGTACAGCAAAAGCGGAATATAAAGAAACTCCTTCAGCGAACGCGCTAAAGATGGCCAATGATCTTCCAATTCCCACAGGATCAGTACCATCATAAGCAACAAGGTTTTCGAATCGGTCTGCCGTAGCAGGTTCATGAATAAATGCTTCAAAGTTTTCAAGTCCTAATGTTTCATTTAAATAACTATATGCTACTGCATGTATTGTTTCTTGGCTACCAAACATCATAGCCATTTGTCTGATCTCGTGCTTAGGAAACCAAGCTGTAACCTTT